ATGAAATAGAATATTACAAAAAAAGTTTGGTAAAAAGAATATTTTTTTTACGACAAGCTGAACAAAGAGCACAAAATCCTGAAATGAAAAAACTTTGGGAATCAAAAAAACAAGAATTATTAACGAATTATTTAGAACAGAGATAATTTCTGTTATAAATATAATATGTAAACGCCAATAGGGTTTACATTTTTATTAACCTTGCTTACTAAAAGGAGGTCAAAATGACTATAAATGAAGCAATCTGGAGAGATTTATCTCCATTCACAATCGGCTTTGACAATGTGTTTACACAATTGGATAGAGTCCGACAAATACCACAAACTAATTATCCACCTTACAATATTCGTAAAGGTTCTACAGAGGATACATTTTTAATTGAACTAGCTGTTGCTGGTTTCGGTGAAGATGATTTAACAATTACTGTTAAAGAAAATAATCTTACTGTAGTAGGTGATATAGGTGATAAAGATGAAGGGTTTGTTCATCATGGAATCTCACAAAGAAAATTCTCTAGAAATTTTGTTCTAGCAGATGATGTTGTGGTTAAAGGTTCTGACTTAACAAATGGTATACTTACCATTTATGCTGAGAGAATAGTTCCAGAAGAAAAGAAAACTAGAACTATTGAGATTGGTAGTCTTAAAAAGTCAGATAAAAAAGTATTTTTGTCTGAATAAATAAATATTAAATCCTGGGGTGTTAATATGCTTGACACCTCAGGTTTTAGTAGTATAATAGTAGTAATAAAAAAATAATGTGAGGAAATATTATGTTTAATTGGTTTAAAAGATTAATTAATTTGGGTGTTGAACCAACGGGTGTTAGAGCTAGAGATTCTAGAGGAAGATTCGTTGCAGATGATAAATCTACACCTAATGTAAATGAAGCTTATAATGACGGTAAAACACCGACTAAAAGAGGTCGTGGTAGACCAAAAGGTTCTAAAAACAAAAAGAAATAAGATACATTATGGTCAAAGACGATAATGTAATAAATACTCATTATCCCCTTTTTGATGAAGGTCTTTATACAGAAGTAGTTCATCAAAATGGAGAAAGAGCAATAAAAATTCTTTCAGGTAAATATAAAGATGTTATTTATCAATATGGTAAAGTAAATCTTGTACCAAGAGAAGTTTCAGAAGAGCCTACTGTAGATTTTGAAAGAGCAGTTAGGTCTTGTCCTGAAAATATGATTGATACAATATCAGAAGATGAAGAATTTAATCAACTTATGGGTGATATACTCATAGAATTATTAGCCAATCAAGGGCTAGAGGAACTAAAAAATGGAATATAGTAATGAATTTATGGTTCAACTTAAGGATGAAATTTCTGCAGATGAAGGTGTTGTATTAGAAGTATATCACGACCATTTAGGATATCCAACTGTAGGTGTTGGTCATTTAATCAAACATGACGACCCTGAATTTGGTGAAGGTGTAGGATTTAAAATTACACAAACAAGATGTGATGAATTATTTTATCAAGATATTAATATTTGTTTAGATGAATGTGAAAAACAATTAGGTGAATGGTCTACATATCCTGAGGAAGTAAAACTAATTATTGCTAACATGGCTTTCAATCTAGGTATTACTAGACTTAGAAAATTTAAAAAGATGTTTGCAGCTCTTAATAATGGTGATTATGTCGCAGCAGCTGAGGAAGGTTTAGATTCAAGGTGGGCAAAACAAGTTTACAATAGGTCTCATAGATTAATGGACAGACTCAGGTCAATAGAAGTATGATAGCACTAGATAAACAATTAAGAGACGCACTTAGATTAAAATATCAAGGTGAAATTGCAGCTGCAAAAGCTAACATAAATGTCTATATGAAACAGTCAGTTGGTATTGGAGAACATTCTGATATCATAGGTGCTATTGATGAACAACTTAATTTACTTACACAAGCAGAAGAAAAACTTCAAGCTGTAGAACATCACTTTACACCTGATAGAGTAATTTGACAAGAATCAATATTGTACCTGTAGAAGAATTAACAGACCAACATTTGATGGCTGAGTATCGTGAAATATTCATGATTGGTTCTTCTCTACAAAGGTCTCTTAAATCAGAAAATTGGGACCCAAAAAGAATACCTAAAAAATTTACATTGAATGAAGGTCATGTATTATTTTTTTATAACAAAGGTAAATATCTTTATAAAAGATATGATGAAATAAAAAAAGAACTCAAAAAAAGAAATTATAATTTAGATAAAAATAGATTATTTAAATCAACACAATTCCCATCTGAATATTTTAATGATTGGGAACCCACAAAAGAAGACCAAGCAATAGTTTGGAAAAGAATTGAAGAAAGAATACAACAGAAACCAGAATGGTATAGACATTATGGAGTTTCTATAGTATAATTATATTATGCACTATTACACAAATATACAAAGGTATAAAGATTTCATACTCGCAAGAGGTGTGAAAAATGGTAAGAAATATATTAAGAGATTAAAATACGAACCAACTCTTTACATACCAACAAACAAACCAACTCCTCATAAATCAATAGCAGGAGAATATTTACAATCAAAGAAATTTAGTTCACCAAGTAATGCTCGTCATTGGAAAAAACAATACGATAATACAGGTATTGATATTCATGGTTTAGAACAATGGGAATATACTTACATATCTGAAACATATCCTTCTGATATAGAATTTGATATTAATAATATTAACATATTGAACATTGATATTGAGTGTGAATGTGAAGAAGGGTTTCCAGAACCAACTGAAGCAGAAGAAAGAGTCAATGCAATCACTATGAAACTTTTTGGTCATGATGAAACTCATGTTATTGGTATTGATAATTTTGATTACAAAACAGATAATCCAAATATCATATATCATAAAACAAGACATGAAAAAGAATTACTCATGAAGTTTATGGAGATATGGGATACACTAGAACCAGATATAGTCACAGGTTGGAATGTAGAAACATTTGATATTGCTTATCTTGTTAATCGTATTTGGAAACTATTTGATTGGGATACAGTTAGAAAACTATCTCCTCACGAATTAATTACATCAAGAGAATGGTTATATATGGGTCAGAAAAAAATGATATCATATAATATTTCTGGTGTTGCAATACTTGATTATCTTGAAATGTATAAAAAGTTTACATACATTACAAGAGAAACATATCGTTTAGACCATATCGCAGAAGTTGAATTAGGTAAGAAGAAGATTGATTATTCAGAGTTCGGTGCAATGCATTTGTTTTATAGAAATGATTATCAAAAGTTTTTAGATTATAACATTCGTGATACAGAACTTGTTGAACAATTAGATGATAAACTACAACTTATGGAATTAGTTATAACAATGGCTTATCAAGCAAAGTGTAATTATGAAGATGTATTCGGTTCAGTTCGTTATTGGGATTTAATTATTTACAATTTCTTAAAGAAAAGAGGAATGGTACCACCACCAAAAAAACTAGCACAAGATTCTAGAATTGTTGGAGCTTATGTAAAAGAACCACAAGTTGGTCAACATAAATGGGTTATGTCTTTTGATTTAAATAGTCTATATCCTCACTTAATCATGCAATATAATATGAGTCCAGATACTTACCAAAGAAAGATATTTAATCAAGAAATAAATGTCAAAAAACTATTAGAAGGTGAAGTAGATTTAAGTATGTTGACTAATACTACTGTCACACCAAATGGTGCTTTGTTTAGAACAGATAAACAAGGATTTCTACCAGAACTTTTAGAAGAAATGTATGACCAAAGAGTTTTGTTTAAAAGAAAAATGATTAATAAACAAAAAGAACTTGAAACTATTGATAAGAATGATATTGTAAAAAGAAAGAAATGTGAATATGATATTGTTAAGTATAACAATAATCAAATGGTTAGAAAGATTTCTCTTAACAGTTGTTATGGTGCTTTGGGTAATCAATATTTCAGATACTTCAACAGAGAGATTGCAGAAGGAATCACAACATCAGGACAGTTGAGTATTAAATGGATTGAGAAAGCAGTTAATGACTATTTAAACAAACTATTAGAAAGTGATAAAGATTATGTTGTAGCAATTGATACTGATTCAATTTATGTGACATTTGAAGATTTAGTTGAAAGAGTCAAACCAAATAATCCGATTGATTTTTTAGATACAATAGCGAAAGAAAAATTAGAACCATACATGAAAGAAACTTATGAAGAACTTGCTTCTTACATGAATGCTTATCAAAACAAAATGGAAATGGGTAGAGAAGTTATTGCCGATAAAGGTATTTGGACAGCAAAGAAAAGATATATTCTCAATGTTCATGATTCAGAAGGTGTAAGGTATAAAAAACCAAAACTTAAAATGATGGGTATTGAAACAGCAAAATCTTCAACACCGATGTGGTGTAGAAAGAAACTTGAAGAAGGACTCAAAGTTGTAATGACAGGTACAGAAAGTGATGTTTGGGACTTTATAACTAATTCAAAAAATGAATTTAATAAATTACCAATAGAAGAAATATCTTTTCCAAGAGGTGTTCAAAATATTAAGAAGTATCATAATGCTGCTTCTATCTATAATAAAGGAACACCAATTCATGTTCGTGGTTCACTACTTTACAATAACTTTTTATATAAATACAATATAGACAAGAAATATCCAATTATACAGAATGGTGAAAAAATTAAATTTTGTTATATGAAATTACCTAATATTATGAATGAGAATGTTATTTCATTTGTCTCAGCATTGCCTAAAGAATTTGAACTTGAAGATTATATTGATTACGATACTCAATTTCAAAAATCATTTGTTGAACCTTTAGGCGTTATATTAGATAAAATTGGGTGGACTACAGAACCTGTCAGTACACTTGATTCATTTTTTGGGTAATAATTATTACCCATAGGGGTAATAATGTACGAGTACAGAGTAAAAATATTAAAAGTGGTAGACGGTGATACAGTTGATGTTGACATAGATTTAGGATTTGGTGTGACATTAACAGATGAAAGAGTTAGAATAATGGGTATTGATACACCAGAGTCTAGAACTAGAGATAAAGTAGAAAAAGTTTTTGGTAAAGCAGCAAAGAAAGCTTTACAAGATATGTTGGGTAAAACATCAATTTTAAAAACACAAATTAACAGAGACGGTGAAGACATGAAAGGTAAGTTCGGTAGAATACTTGGCGACTTTATCGTAGATAGAAATGGTCAAAGTATAAGTGTCGTAGAAGCTTTAGTTGAAGACGGACACGCTGTAGATTATTATGGTGGTTCAAAAGAAGATATAAAATCAGCTCATATGGTTAATCGTAAAAAATTAATTGATGAAGGAGTTGTAGAAATGTCTTATGAAAAAGCTGGGTTGACAGATACAGATTTGGTAGTATAATAGATATATGACTGAAATTCAATACATATTTTTGTCTTTTCATTGTGTCACTTGGATATTACTTTTTCTAGTATATACTGAAATACAATCTTGGAAAAAAGAAATAAGACAACATATAGATTATGATAATAGTCTAAAAGCTTTGAGAAAAGAAGAAAGAAGAAAAAAATAAATTATGGAGATTATATTATGAGTTATTTGAAAAACTTAATAAAAACAACAGGTAATGAGTTCGCTTCTATTGTAGAAGACGGAGTACAAGCAGCTGATGTTAGTGGGTACATTGACACAGGTTCTTATATTTTTAACGCTCTCTTGTCTGGTTCAATTTATGAAGGTTTACCTAACAACAAGATTACAGCTCTTGCAGGTGAATCAGCAACAGGTAAAACATTCTTTGCACTTGGAATGTGTAAACAATTCTTAAATGATAATCCTGATTCAGCAGTTATCTACTTTGAATCAGAAAGTGCAATCACTAAAGACATGATTGAAGAAAGAGGAATTGATTCTTCAAGAATCGTTATTGTTCCTGTCACAACTGTACAAGAATTTAGAACTCAATCTATTAAGATACTTGACCAATATATCAAAGACAATTCAGATATGAAAATGTGTTTTGTACTTGATTCACTAGGTATGTTGTCAACAACTAAAGAGATTGAAGACACAGCATCAGGTGCAGAAACTAGAGATATGACTAGAGCACAATTAGTTAAAGGTGCTTTCAGAGTTTTAACTCTTAAACTTGGTAAGGCAGGAGTACCATTAATAGTCACAAATCACACTTATGATGAAATGGGATTATTTGCAAAGAAAGTTATGGGTGGTGGTAGTGGACTCAAGTATGCTGCATCATCAATCATTTTCTTATCTAAGAAAAAAGAAAAAGATGGGAAAGATGTTATTGGTAATATCATTCATTGTAAGAATGAGAAATCAAGACTTACTATTGAAAACAAAATGGTAGATGTTATTCTAAAATATGATTCAGGACTAGACAGATATTATGGTTTACTAGATTTAGCTGTCAAGTATGGTATCTTTAAACAATCATCTACAAGAATTGAATTACCAGATGGGACTACTCAATTTGGTAAAACAATTAACAATAATCCAGAGAAGTATTTCACACCAGAAGTACTAGACAAACTTAATGAAGTAGCGAAAGAAGAATTTTTATATGGCAATGCGATTAGAACAAACGATTCTCAAGAATCTGATACAGAATGAAGAATTTACTAGAAAGACTTTACCTTACATAAAATCAGAATTTTTTTCTGAAAGAGATGAAGAATTTTTATTTAAACAAATTCGTGATTATTTTTTAAAGTATCAAACATCACCAACACCAGAAGCACTTATCATTGATATTGATGAAAAACAAGATGTGGACCAACAATTAATATCAGATACTATGTTATTAATAAAAGATATTAAAGGTGATATATCTGATACACCAGATGAATGGTTAGTAGATTCTACAGAAAAATGGTGTAAAGATAGAGCTGTCTATAATGGTGTAATGAGTTCTATTGAAATTATTCAAGATAAAAATGGAAACTCTGGTGAGATACCCGATATTCTAAGAGAAGCACTATCTGTATCTTTTGATTCAAATATTGGTCATGACTTTATAGAAGATTGGGATTCAAGATATGACTTCATGCATACAGAAGAAGAAAGAGTTCCATTTGATTTAGAATTGATGAATAAAATCAGTAAAGGTGGTCTTCCAAATAAAACATTAAATATAGTCATGGCAGGTACAGGTGTTGGTAAATCATTATTCATGTGTCATTGTGCATCAGCATCTTTACTTCAAGGTAAAAATGTATTGTATATCACAATGGAAATGGCAGAAGAAAAGATTGCTGAAAGAATTGATGCAAATTTGTTAGATATATCATTAAACGATTTACAAGATTTACCAAAAATGATGTATGAGAAAAAGATTACTAGAGTCAGAGAAAAGACTAAAGGTAAATTAATTATTAAAGAATATCCAACAGCAACAGCACATAGTGGTCATTTTAGACATCTATTACAAGAACTAGATTTAAAAAGAGATTTCAAACCAGAAATTATTTTTATAGATTATTTAAATATCTGTAGTTCATTTAGAGTTAGACCAGGTAGTAATGTAAACACTTATTCATATATTAAATCAATTGCAGAAGAATTAAGAGGACTAGCAGTAGAATTTGATGTTCCAATCATGTCTGCAACACAAACAAATAGAACAGGTTTTGTATCTACAGATGTTGGACTTGAAGATACATCTGAATCATTCGGTTTACCAGCAACAGCAGACTTTATGTTTGCATTGATATCTACAGAAGAAATGCAAGAATTAGACCAAGTAATGGTTAAACAGTTAAAGAATAGATACAATGACCCAACTTATCATAAAAGATTTGTATTGGGTGTAGATAGGTCTAAAATGAGATTATATGATTGTGAACAATCAGCACAAGATGAATTAGTTGATATCGGTCCTGTTATGGATAATACAACAACAGGTAAAAGAGTGTCAGCAGAGAATACAAAGGATTTAAAGTTTAGTTGATATGTGGGAATTTAGACATTTAAAAATGCCAGACTTGAAACCGCATGTACAGTTTTTGTATAATAACAGTATGAAAAAAGATAAAAAAATTAGACAAATATTTCTAGATATGGACGGTGTTTTAGCTGATTTTGAGTCTAAAATAACCGAAATGTTAGGTAAAAAAGTCTGGAATGATGATGCAGGTCATAATGTTTATGATTTACATAAAAGAGAACTAACTTCTAAGCATATGTTTAGAAAAATGGACCCTTTACCAGATGCTTGGAAACTTGTAGATTGGTGTTTAAATTCTGGTATTCATACAGAAATTTTAACTGCAGCAGGAACTGTTAACAGAGAACTTGTTGTAAGAGATAAAGTTGAATGGATAAGAGAACACATAAATCCTCATTGGACAATAATACCGACATTCAAAGGTAGTCAGAAAGCAGCATTTGCTCATAAAAAAGCAGTTCTGATTGACGACAGAGAAAAAAATATAGATTGTTGGGTTAAAGCAGGTGGGATTGGTATTATACATACTACAGCTGATGAAACAATAAGACAATTAAATGAAATTCTCAACTCAAAATAAATCTCAAGGGATTATCAAAAGTAAATCCCTTGTAGACCTTCTTGTTAAAAAAACAGAAATAAAAAAAGAACTTATTGTTCTTAAAAAAAGTAATAAAAATCTAGAAAAACAAGAAGAACTCATAGAAGAAATATCAGCAATTGATAATTTCTTGAGTAAGCACAAAATTCAAAAATAGTATTAACATAAATACTGTTTATGAAATCATTTCTAGAAACAATCGTAGAAGAATCAAAAGAAGACAAATTAGATAAACTTACCCACATGAAAAAGTATGGTGAGAAAAATCTAAAAAGTCTTATGGTTCCTTTTCCCGCTTTTGAACATATCAATTTAGAAGATTGGGAAGGATATTATCCACCAAAAAATTCTTCTGAAACAACTAAAAAAGAAATTCAATATCTCATATCTTTATCACCTATGACAGATGTATGGGAAGATGAAATAGTGATGCATGATACAAAAGTTATGAAAGCTTTTAGAAATTATGCTGATGAATATGGTTTAGAAATTGATTTTGAAAGAATAAAGAACATAAAACTTCAATCTGAACCTATAATTTTAGCTCTAAAAAGACATTATAATAGACCAAGACCGAAAGCAGTAGCAAAAGAATTAGGTCTACCAATGGATACATTTCCACTTAAAACTAACAAAACACCATCATATCCTTCAGGACATGCTACACAAGGTAAGTTAGTATCTCTTTTAGTAGCTGATGAAGCTCCATTAGAACATAGAAGAAATATATTAAAAATTGGTGAAAGAATTGGTCAAGGAAGACAGATAGCTGGAACACATTACCCAACAGATACAGAATTTGGATTTAAATTGGGAGAACATTTATATAATCTTACTCAAAAGAGTATGGAACCTGATTTAAAATTAGAATCATTTGAACTTAAAGAAGAAGATGTGTTTATATCAATTAATGATACATTACCAAAATCACCTACAGACAGAACACAAATTTATGAAGGTTGTGCTATTATTGAAGGTATGGGTCAAGGTTTAAAAATATTATCACACCCTGAATTTTCTCCAATTTGTAAATCTTGGATTGAAGAATTTACATCAAATGTTGAAAATGGTGAAAAAATATTATTGAATTATTGTAAAGAACTTGGTTCAGCTATAAAACAATTAGGTAATTTTAAAGATTTTATTCATAAGACTGTTGAGGATTGGAAAACTGCAGCACCTGAAATATTTGCAGTAAAAAATCCTGATAAAGTAAATACAGCTGACTCTATTTTTATATCTAAAGGCACTAGAACAGATTTATATAATCTCATGAAAGAAATGAATCAACTAGATAAACATGGTCAACATAGAAGAATAAGAACAGAAGGTAGTAAAATTATTTTATTAAACGCTGATAACAAACCTGTTGTAGTATTTTATCAAGTATCATTAAAGAA